ATCCGAGTTAAATCACCCGGAATCATCTCTAATCGATTTAGATAGAGTGTCTCACGCAATCACCGAAGTATGGTGGGAAGGTAATGTACTAATGGGTAAGATAAAACTTCTTACTTCACCAGGTTACCACGAAAGAGGTATCGTATCAACCAAAGGTGACTTAGCCGCTAACTACCTTAGACAAGGTGTTACATTGGGGATATCCTCAAGAGGTGTAGGGTCCCTTAAAAAAATTGGGGAACAAAATGAAGTACAGGATGATTTTGAATTAATCTGTTTCGACTTAGTATCTTCACCTTCAACTCCGGGAGCGTATCTATTCTTAAATAAAGACGACAAACATCTATATGATGAGAACTTAGAAGAAGAGAAAAAAATGAGTGTTGAAAGACACGTTGGAGATTCCGGAAATAAATCGCTTGACTTAATGAAAAAATTAAACGATTATTTGGGATACTAAATTAATAACAAAAAATGGAAGAAAAGTATTTTATCGCAAAAGTTACCTTAGACTCAGTTGATGAGGCATCAGGAAAGATTAAAAAAATGAGAGAAGAAAAATTAGTAAGTGGTTATAACCCTACTGACGTAGAGGCAAAAGTTACTAAAGTTTTCGAACATTACACAATGGAGTGGAGAATCACTGCAATTGTAGAAAGTAAAATTGACGAAGTAATCGAGTAATTAAATTTTCAATTATCAAACAAAAGAGGACATATAGTCCTCTTTTTTTATGCTTTTTATTTTTAGGTGATATTTATGAATGTATAAAAAACCTGATGTGATTTAAGTTTAATTTAAACTTTTTTCGTATTAGGAGATATTTATATATTAAAAACAATATAAAACCAATGGCAAAAGAAAAATCTTTAGTTGAAGAGGCTATCATCCAAATGAAAAATTTGGAAGAAGCGGTAGCTGAAAATGCAAAAGGAATACTTGCTTCTACAATGAAACAAGAAATCAAAGACCTAGTAAAAGAATCTTTATCTGAACAAGATGATGAGATTGAAACCGATGACGTTGAAATGGAAGACCCTATGGGTTCTGATGATATTGCCGATATTGATATGGGTGATGATTCAGACGAAGAAGAGGATGAAATGGATACTGATGATATGGACGACACAGAAGAAGATGGTGACGACGAAGAAATTGATATGGACTTCGATGACGAAGAAGATATGGACGACGAAGAAGACACTATTGACTTAACTGACGCTGACGACGAAGAAGTACTAAGAGTATTTCAACTTATGGGACCGGATGATAACATTGTTGTTACTAAAGACGACAAAGGAAACACTCACCTTAAAGATGAAGAAACTGGAAAAGAGTATATGATTGTTGGTGAACAAGAAGAAGGCGATGACTTTGGAATGGTTGATATGGAAGAGTCTTGGAACGAACTTGAAGAAGACGATAATTTAATGGGTGAAGAATCTATTGAAGAAATTGTTGAAAGAATGTTCGGTTCAGATGACGAATCTGACGAATTAGATGAAATCGTTTATGAAATCGAAATGGGTGAAGAAGAGTACGAAGGGTATGACTTAGAAGAGGGTGAAGACTTAGAAGAGGATGAAGACCCTACAGTTATGGAATCTAAAAAAATGTCTATCAAACCTAAAGGAGTTGGAATGGGAAGTCCAAAATTCAAATACAACGCAAAACCTAATCAAGGAACAGGATTCAAAACTAAAATGAAAACGGCTCCTAAATCTGTCGGTACTGGTAAAGCGAAATTTGAATACAAAGAAGGTGAAAACTCAGGAAGTAAATTGGGTAAAAACTCAATGGTTAAAAAAACTGAAACAAAAGAATCATCAACTAACAAACCAATGGTTAAAAAAGTTGAAGGTAAAAAAGAAGAGACAAAAGAGGCGTCACGTACTTTAGGTGCTGGGTCTAACTTTAGAAAAGGTGGTTTACCAAAACCAAGAGCTCATTCAAGCTTTAATACCGCGATTAAAGAAAATACTTCTAACTCTGAACTACAAGTTCTTAGAGAAAAAAATGAGGAGTACAGAAAAGCACTTAATATTTTTAGAAATAAATTAAATGAGGTTGCAATTTTCAATTCAAACTTGGCTTACGCTACACGTTTGTTCACTGAACATTCAACATCTAAACAAGAAAAAATTAACATTTTAAGAAGATTTGATGGTGTTGAAACTATTAAAGAATCTAAAAATTTATATCAAGTCGTTAAAAACGAATTGTCAGGTAACTCTAACGTTCAAAATATGAATGAATCAATCGAAAGAACAATTGCTAAATCACCGTCTACGGGAGCAGTTAACTTAATTGAATCTAAAACATATGAGAACCCACAGTTCTTGAGAATGAAAGACTTAATGTCAAAAATAAAATAAAAATAAATTAAAATTAATAAAAACCAAAAAAATGGGAGCATTATTAGAATCAGGTCTAGTTGGTAACATCGGGTTAAAACACCTTAAAGTTATTAAAGAAGACACAATCAACAAATGGGATAAATTAGGATTCCTAGAAGGCCTTAAAGGTCACTTAAGAGAAAACGTAGCTCAATTATATGAGAACCAAGCGTCTTTCTTGATTAACGAAGCTACTTCTGACGGGTCTTCAGGTTCATTCGAAACTGTTGTATTCCCTATCGTAAGAAGAGTATTCTCAAAATTATTAGCGAATGAAATCGTATCAGTACAAGCTATGAACTTACCAATCGGTAAATTGTTCTTCTTCGTACCTAAAATTCAAGGTTACCAAACAGGACAAGTTCCTTCGGCTGATAATGATTACGATGGTTATGGTAATCACTTTGGACCACAAGGTGCTGTAGGTGGTTTATCTGTTGCAGCGGCTCAAGGTCAAGCAGGTACAGATAACGGTTACAATGGAACAACCGCTTTCAAGAAAAATCTTTATGATTTATTCTATGAAGGTTCAGAAGGTCAATTAGACCCTCCAGGATTGTTTGATTATTCTAAAGGTCAATGGTCAGCAGTTACTAAAACTGCGGTTGTTATGGTTTGGTCTAACGGAGAATTAGTTGTTGCTGACGCAAGTGCATTAGCAAACCAATTTAACGGTAAAAACGTTAGAAAAATTATTATCGCGTTATCAGGTTTCACAACTGCAGGTACAGGTAAATTAATTGGACCTGATGGAAATGAAGTTGATACTGAAACTTTCTTATCTGATTTAAGAATTTATACATCAGCTCAGGCAACTGCATTCAGTGGAGATTCTCCTTGTGATGTTGTTGGTACTGCTGCGGCACCAAACTCATTATTGTTTAGAGTTGTAACTCAACAATATGGTCAAGGTATTGTTAATAACTTAAACAAACAAGGTACTACTTCATTCCCTGGAACAGGTAGTAATGGAACTTACAATGACGTATGTTCTCCTGAAGGTCGTATCTTCTTAGAAGTTGACTTATCTTGTCCTACTTGTCCTTCTTGTGGTGAAACATTAGACGGATATACAGGAACAACTCTTGGAGTTTTAGCTTCAGGTGATTTCAAAGCTGTTTACAGACGTTACGCTGATATGGAATTTGAAGATAAAATCGGTGAGGTTTCTTTCGAATTAGATTCAGTTACTGTTTCTGTTACAGAAAGAAAATTAAGAGCACAATGGTCTCCTGAGTTAGCTCAAGACGTTGCGGCTTTCCACAACATCGATGCTGAAGCTGAATTAACAGCTTTATTATCTGAACAAGTTGCGGCTGAAATTGACCGTGAAATCTTAAGAGATTTACGTAAAGGTGCAGCGTGGAACTTACGTTGGGATTACAATGGTTGGAGAAGAATATCTGCAACAACAAACTATACACAAAAAGATTGGAACCAAACTTTGATTACTGCAATTAACCAATTGTCAGCACAAATCCACAAATCTACTTTAAGAGGTGGAGCTAACTGGATTGTAGTATCTTCTGAGGTTTCAGCGATTATGGATGACTTAGAATACTTCCACGTATCTAATGCTTCACCTGAACAAGACCAATATAATATGGGTATTGAAAGAGTTGGAACATTAGCAGGACGTTACCAAGTATACCGTGACCCTTACTTCCCAGCTAACCAAGTGTTAATTGGACACAAAGGAACATCGTTACTTGATACAGGATACATCTACGCACCGTATGTACCATTACAATTAACACCTACAATGTACAATCCGTTCAACTTTACACCTATCAAAGGTATAATGACGAGATACGCAAAAAAGATGGTAAACAACCGTTTTTACGGAAGAATTACTGTTGATGGTGTTAGAACATTCGATTTAAGAGAATTGAGATAATCAAAATCTTAAAATATTTAACAAAAAGGGACTATATGTCCCTTTTTTTTATGTTTAATTATTAACACTTGATTTTTTGGACAAATATGTTATATTTATTAATATGAAAAAAATAGAATTAACAGAATCTCAGGTTAGTGAAATTATAAAACTGTATACTGAGGACTTATTAGGGTCACCCACTATTAGTGAAAAATTAAAAATACATAAAACAATTGTTTTAAATACATTGAGAGCTAACGGTATTGTTCTTGGACCATCCGGTAGAAGAAATATTGGTGGTAGAGAAGTCGCCACAAAAAAATATTTTTCTAAACCCGAAACTAAAGAACGTCTAAAGAAAAACCACAAAAAATGGGCGGAACAAAATAAAGAACATTTAAAACAGTATCTTAAAGAATACCGTGAAAAAAATGTTGACAATATTAGAAAAACAAAACGTGATTATGAAAGAAATCGTAAAGCGAGAGACCCCCTCTATAAACTAATCTCCAATTTCAGAACGGCAATCTATCAAGTATTAAAGGAGAGTAATGTAGAAAAGAACGGACATTATTTTGATATTTTAGGATATACTCCGGAGGAATTAATTAATCATTTAGAAAAACAATTTACGGAAGGAATGACGTGGGATAATTACGGTGAGTTCCACGTAGACCATAAACTACCTATATCATCATTCAATATCAAAGAAATCGGAGACGAAGAATTTATGAAATGTTGGTCATTAGACAACCTTCAACCAATGTGGGGTGAAGAAAATATCCGTAAATCGAATAAGGTTTTATAGATACTGAGGTATTTATATAAAAAGAAATTTATGAACAATTTATTTGAGATATCTAGTGAGGAAAGAAATAGGATATTAAATCTTCACGAGGGAGCAACAAAAAGACAATACTTAACTTTAGAACAGGCAGGTCAACAATCGGGTGGAGTTTCAACAACTAAATTATCTACACCAACATCATTTTCAAAACAAAATGTTGGGAATCAATTTAAATATGGTGAATACCAATCAGATGTGGTTAAAAATTCTATTGCGGCATTAAAACCTAAAATTGAGGAATTTATTAAAAACAGTGGTGGTAGACAATTTGTTGTTAACATTAGTGCAGGAGAATCAAATGTAACAAATCCAAAGGGGTTTGAAACAAAAGGTAGTTTGGCATTGGCGAGAGCAAATTCGGTTAAACAATATTTCCAAGAGATATTCCCTAATTTAATTAAGAACGGTTCTTTGGTTATTCAAGCACCTGCGGATGTTAGTAAGGTTGTTTTAGGAAAGACTCCTTATGATAAAACTAAGGGTGATAATAAAAATCCCCAATTAATCAAATTATATAATCAAGAACAATTTGTAACGTTTGACATTCAGGGTTCGGGACAGGTTGAGAATGTTACGAGTATTTGTAATTGGAAGGCGACCATTACTGCGGGAACCGGAACGGATGTTGCGGATTATGTAACAACAGATATTAACTTACAAGGTGCGGGTATATTAACCTTTGGTACGGGAAGTATTCCTGATAGAATGGTTGTTGTTGACAATAAGGGGGGTATTAAACAGGATACCGGATATGTTGCCACAGCACCTCACAAATATACAAGTTTTAAATATGTTCCATTATATGTGTCAAAACTAACACAATTAAACAAAACTGTATCTGTTAGTGGTGCAAATGTTGTAACTATTAAAGTTAAGAGTATTGACGATTTAATGAGACAAATACTTTCTCCAAATGTAACACAAATTCCAACAGACCAAGAACTTATGAAGATGGGTGAAACTGAAGTTTACAATGGTGTTGAAGAATTGAGAGCGTTATATAGTAAAGGTGTTAAAGAATTTGTTGTTTACACAATTACTTCATCAAGTGTAACGGCACCGTTTGACAATAAAACCGGAGATTATAAAGTTATAGTTTACTCTCCGGTTGGTAAGACGGGTTACAATTTAACGGGTAAATGTTAATCTTTTTTAACTGCGATAATTTTATAAACTAATTTTTTGTCCTTAACGTAAGAAATGTATGTTGTTGTAACGCCATTATAAGTTTCTTCCATAATTGATTGGACTTTTACTTTATAAACTTTGGATAATGAATCTAATAAGACGTTGGCCTCTTTGTCAATGTCTTTTTGTTTTGGTTTAGTTTGACCAAAGGTTAATGTTCCAACAAGTAATAACGATAATAAGAATAACTTTTTCATAGTGTTTGTGTTTTATTTTACAAATGTAATTAGATTATTTTGTTTTGCCTAATATTTATAAATAAAATATTATATGAAAAAATTATATTTCTTAGACGAAGAAGAAAAAAATAGAATATTGAATCTTCACGAGGGGGCAACCAAAAACCAATATTTAAAAGAATCAAATAGTTTAATTTCAGAGGGTTATTATAACACTGTTGATTTAAAAAACTTAACATTAACTCTTAACAGTTACCTTGAAATGGAAAGGGATGGTAGTGGAAGTGAATTACGTTTAGAAAAAGGTGTTGTTTTTAAGAGAGAAAACGCTCTTGGTTTAATCGCTAGTAATGTTAATTACTCATTAGTTGGTGATTATACAGGTGGTGAGGAAGAAAAAGGTAAGGGTAATATTAGATATACTTGTAAGACTAAAAAATTCTCAATCGAAGGAAGAAATGCAACATTTTTTGGTGAAAATTTTGCTACAGAAACTACCAAGAATTTTGATGATTTATGTGGGGCGATTGGAGTTACAACTTCGTCGATTGCTGCGTGTGTTAAACAATTTAATGGGACTGACCCTCTACCGGCAAAAACACCTGGTTTTGTCTATATTAAGGGTAATGAAAGTACACTTTTTTTTAGTAAAGATTTTGAATTTAGATATAGATATGAAAAGAGCGGAAAACTTGTGGTAGGTAATTGGTCTTGTAAACAAGGTATTTTAAAACTTACATTACCTGATGATAGTTGGACAAAGGCCACAGGTTGGGCTTCAAATAAGAAGGGTAAGGTATCCTCTGATACCGTTAAAGATGGTAGTAAAACTGTGAAACAAAATCTTACGCCAAACATTCAAGCGGTTCAAAAACAATTAGGAATAGAAAACGGTACAGGTACATTAGACACTGCAACATTACAAGCGATGTTGGCAAAATTAAATGGTGGACAAGTAGAGGCTCCGGCAGCAGCTCCACAACAAACTGTATCATCAGTGGTACCGGCAGGTGTTGTACCAGCAGGGTCACCGGCATCGGCTCAATTGGCTCAATTAGGTCAAACACCTCAACAAATGCAACAAATGTTGAATAACTTATCAAACAGACCACAATAATGGAAAAATCAATATTATCAGAAGAACTAAATGCGATGAAATACCTTTTGGGGTATAAAAGAGGTGTTGTAATTTCTGAACAAGCGGCTCCTACAACAGGAACTACAGCGGCACCTGCGGCGGCACCGGCTCCGGCAACACAATTTAATTTTAACCCTTACCCTAATCTTAATCTTAATCCTGAGAGTGGGGTTAACTTTAAACTACAGACACCTCAAGAATTAGCGAAAGGGGTGGCATCAGCAGCTCCGGCAACGGCAGCACCGGCAACGGCAGCACCGGCAACAAATCTTAGTATGCCGGATTTAATTAAACAAGTTCAAACAATTTTAAAAACTAAATTTCAAGCTACGTTAGGAAATACTGGTCCAAACAAAGATGGTATTGATGGTGTGTGGGGTAAGAATAGTCAAACAGCTTTTGAAAACGCACTAAAAACATTAC